GGTACCCGGCAGATCATCCACGTTACCCGGGGGAATTGCGCTATCGTCAAGTCGTCGTATCAATGGGTCGTCAAAATGGTAAGTCGGTCGTCGGCGGCGGGTTCAACCTAGAAGGTTTGATCTTTCATCGCGGCGACGTTCTAAGCATCGCTTCATCTTTGGATCAGGCGACGATTATTTACAACCGCGTCAAGCACGTAATCGATTCAAACCCTTGGCTTAGTAAACGGTTTAAGCGAACGACGGAAACGCGCGGTATCGCTAAAGCCGATGGAACCGGAACGTACAAAGTTAGCCCGGCTAAAGAAGCAGCGCTACAAGGTAAGCCGTTAAAGCGTGTTGTTCTCGATGAAGGTCACTTGGCTAAAGCGGGTATTTGGACAGCCGCCGTAAAGGGTACAAGCGCGCTAACCGACGCTATGGTTTTAATGATCACTACCGCCGGCGATCAAGATTCTAAGACGCTGATCGACTTGTATAAGTCTGCCGAAAAAGCGATCGCGGGCGATCCGGGCTTGGAACGTTTTGGCGCATTTATTTGGGAAGCCCCGGTTAATGCGAAGATCGACGACCCGGCAGCGATCGAAGCGGCTAATCCTGCCGTCGCTTGCGGGCGTGTACCGATCGATCGCGTACTCACCGACATAGCCACGCAACCCGAACATGAAGTACGCCGCTACACGCTAAACCAATTCATTACCGGATCGGCGGCGTCATGGCTACCTAATCAATTATTCCGCGCTTGCGCCGGTCGCGGCGTTACCGATCTCAATGGTGCCGTCTTTGCCGTAGACATTTCAACGAATTGGGAATCGGCGGTTATCGCGGTCGCTAATTCGAACGGCGAAATACAGGAAACAGAACTAGTCCGGTCGTTTATCAACCCGACGGAAAACGCAATCTTCGAGGAACTTCAACGTCTGTACGCGAAGTTTATGCCGCGCGCTATTGTGATCGACGACTACCTAACGAGTAACTTGGCGAAGCGACTTAAAGCCGTAGGGATCCCGGTCTGGAATCTTTGGTCTAAGGAAATGTCTAACGCTTGTTCATCGGTTTATGCGATGTTCGCACAAGGGCAGGTTAGGCATAACGACGACCCGCTGCTAGCGGCGCAGATGGGTAACGGCGTAGCGAAGTACACCGGCGAATCTTGGATCATTTCGCGCAAAGAATCGCGCGGCGAGATCGATGCTTTAATGGCTACCGTGATCGCGTTATACGTGTCGAGTCGCGCGCAACACGCCGGCGTACAAGTTTTCTAATTTATCGCCGCGCATCGTGTAGATGCTAATGTTTCATTTATGGCATCAATCTGGCAACGTATCACCGGCAAGACCGAAACACGCGCAGCGCAGCCGACTATTCCCGCGCGCGCGACTAACATCGTCACGCCCGAAACAGCGTTATCGCTAACTTCGATTTATCGCGCCGTTCAGATCATCGCTACGCCGATCAGTAAAATGAGCGTGAACACTTACCGTTTCGCTTCCGGAGTAGGCGATCTCAAGATCGAGAACCCGCTACTAGTTAACCGCCCGAACATTCAAGACAGCCGCAGAGATTTCTTTTATGAAACGGTCGTTTCTATGGCAACCGCCGGCGAATCGTTTTGGTACAAGTCTTACGATTCAACCGGCAAGGTAAACAACCTAACCGTTTTGCCGCCGGTCGCCGTGTCCGTTCAATGGAATGAAACCGTAACTTCGAAGATCTACTTGTATCAGGGCAAAGACGTCACCGGTAAGATCGAACATCTGAAACTATTCCCGAAGGCGGGCGAACTTCGCGGCGTAAGCCCGCTAGCAGCGTGTTACAAAGACATCGGCGCAGCGCTTGATCTACGCGACTACGCGACGAATTGGTTCGGATCTGCCGGCGTTCCTACCGGCGTTCTAAAAACCCCGCAGCAACTTAACAGCGATCAAGCCGACGCCGTAACCGCGAACTGGCACAACAAACAGCAGAATCGACAAGTTGCCGTTTTGGGTAATGGCTTCGAGTATCAGCAGATCGCACTAAGCCCGCGCGACGCCCTGTTTACGGACATTCAGAATCAGAACGTTCAGAACATCGCGCGTCTTATGGGCATCCCGGCACGACTACTACTTACCGGCGTCGATGGAACTAGCGACACTTACAGCAACCTATCGGATGAAAACCAGATCTTCTATCGCCATACCCTTATGGGCTACGTCGATCCAATCGCCGACGCTCTAAGCAACTGTTTACCACGTGGCACCCGCGTAGAATTCGACTTCGAAAGCCTATTCCGCGCAGACGTATCACAGCGTTACGCATACTACGCCGTCGGCGTTAGTGGCGGATGGCTAACAACCGAAGAAGTACGAACTAAAGAAGGGCTAAATGTCTAATCTAGAAACGCGCGAATTTGAAGCGCGCGCCGACGTCGAGGAACGCACCATCACCGGGATCGCCGTTCCTTATGGCGAATCAGCAAACATCGGCGGCGACTACGTCGAACGCTTCGCCCCGGGCGCGATCCGCAGCATCGACGACGTAAAGATCTTCTACGGTCACGAACACGATAACCTGCCAATCGGTAAGGTTATCAGCGGTCGCGAAACAGATGCCGGCTACGAGATCACCGCGAAACTAACTTCGGGCGTACAGCGCGCCGACGAAACCCTAGCGCTTATGCGCGACGGCGTACTAAATAAATTCTCGGTTGGCTTTATCCCGGTGGAATCCCGCCGCGAAGGTCAAACGATTACGCGCGATCTGATCACTCTCAGGGAGATCTCGGTCGTCGCGTTCCCTGCCTACTCGGGCGCAACCATCAACGAAGTTCGTGAAGAAACCGAAGCAACCGCCGAAGTTATTGACGAACTACAAGAAAAAGAAAGTACATCAATGTCAGACAACATCGAACTAGACGTACGAACCGCCCTAGACGAGGTCGCAGAATTGCGCCGCGTAGTAGAAGCAGGTCTAACCGTCGCAACCCCTACCGTAGCCGTCGAGAAGTTCCGTTCTCAGGGCGAATTCGCAAAGGCACTAGTCGCCGGCGACGAAGACGCGAAGATGCTAGCGCGCGCCGCTACCACTTCATCGGACACCGTAGCCCTACCGGGCTTCCTTGGTTACGTCGATACCCTTATCGCTAACAACCGCCCTACCGTTTCAGCATTCTCTCGCGCGGCTCTACCTTCATCGGGTCTAACCGTCGAATACGCAGCGATCTCAAGCAACACCATCGCCGTCGGTGAGCAGGATCCAGAGAACGAAGCGCTATCATTCGGCAACCTAGCCATTGATACCGTATCGGCAGCCGTAAAGACTTACGGCGGTTACACTTCATTCTCACGCCAGACCATCGAACGATCAAGCGTTCCATTCCTAAACGCAGCATTCACCGCGCTATCGGTTGCCTACGCGACCGCAACTAACGCGGCGCTTGTTGCTAAGTTGGCAGGTCTAACTTGGACTGGTAAGGTCTTCGACGCAGACGGCGGAACCGCAGCATCTCTAATCGAGGGAATCGCTAACGGTGCTTCATACATTCAGGCAGCAACCGGTCTAAGCCCGGAGTTCATCATCGCAGCGCCAGACGCCTACGTGAAGATCATGACTGTTGCCGGATCAGACGGTCGCCCAGTTATCAACGTAGACGGTGCCGGAATCAACAACGTAGGCGCGGGCAACATCCCGGGTCTTCGCGGTCAGATCCTAGGCTTGCCAATCATCGTAGACCCGGCACTCGCTACCGGAACCGTTTACATGGCTAACAGCGCAGCCGTACAGACCCTAGAATCAGCGGGTTCACCTGTACGTCTAACCGATGGCGACATCACGACCCTAACCGATTCAGTATCGGTCTACGGTTACGCAGCAATCACCGTTCCATTCGAGGGCGCTATCGTCAAACTAGACGTAACCGCAGCGTAATAGGGTAAAAAATGGCTATCACGTTGGAACAGTTTCAGGCTTATGTCGGTACGGATGAAGACACATTCCCGCAGGAATGTTTAACCGCCGGTCTTGCCTTGATCACTAACTACATCGGAACCGTTACTACGGTGCCGGCGTCGATTAAGGATCAGGCGACGTTAATCGCGTCGTCGGAACTGTTCCATCGTCGTAGCGCCCCGAACGGCGTCGCACAGTTCGCGTCTATGGATGGCGCACCTGTACGAGTCGCTAAGGATCCTTTGAACGCCTGTTACCCGCTACTACTTCCGTACGTTGGCTTCGGTCTATGAACGAGATAACTATTTCTAAAAATGAGTTCGTCGCGGCGATGAAAACCGCCGGGCTAAACGTGGCGATCACGTCTAGCATTCCGGACAGGATCACCCCGCCCGTGATTATTCTTAGAAATGCTTCGCCGTACATGACGCCGTCTTCACTTGGCAAAGAGTACCTACTGAACTTCGATCTAATCGCAATCGCGGCAACCGCCACGAATCCGAAGGTATCGGAGAAACTAGACGAATTGATCGAAAAGATCTTGAACGCGCTACCACGGTACGCGGTCTTAAATCAGGTCGGTCAGCCGTACGCACTAACAACCGGAAACGCCGAATACTTGGCTAGCGACGTTTCAATCTCAATCAACATAACGATCTAAGGAGATCAGACCGATGGCAGCATCAACCCGCATAACCGCTTCTAACATCAAGTTCGAGATCGACGCCGTCGCCTACGAATGCGATGCCGACAGCGTAGAACTATCACTATCAGACAACCCGGGCGACGTTCGCACCTTTTGCGAAGTACAGACCGGACAGCGTTGGACAGTAAAACTATCTGGAGTCGTTTCAGGCGACGCGACTAGCCTGTATCAGGTGCTATTCGCTAACTACGGAACCGAAGCAACCTTCTCGGTCGCACCGCTAGGCAACACTACCGCAACCACTAGCGCACCGATCTACGAAGGAACCATCGTCTTCGACCAGTTGCCGCCGCTATCAATGACAGCCGGCGAAGTTGTTAAGTTCTCGGTTGAACTAAGCGTTAAGGCTAACGTTCACACCCCGGCAGCAACCCCGCCGATTTTCTTCGGTCTAACCAAACTAACCGCGTAACATCTAACGCCATGTCAGGCGAATCGATCAAGGTCGAGGGCTTGAAGGAAACGATTAAAGACCTTCAAGCCCTTGGCGTCGAAAAACAAGCGTTCATCGACATCAACTTAGAAGCCGCCGAGATACTTATGTCGGCAGCCCGCCCGCTGATCCCGGTACGTACTGGCAATCTCGCCGGAACTATGCGCGCATCTAAAACGGTTCAGTACGCACAAGTTTCGTTAGGTAAAGCGAAGGTACCCTACGCGCCTGTAATCCATTACGGTTGGTTCTACGATCGAAACAACTTCATCAAGAAAAACATTAAACCGAATCCATTCCTATCTAAAGCCTTGCGCCAAAACTATGCGGAGATCATGAAGCGCTATGATGAAAGCGTACAGAAGGTTCTAAACCGCTTTAGCGTAGGAGATAACGAGTAAACCATGAACATAGATTTTAATTCACTAACACTTGACGAAGTCGAGATCGTAGAGAACTTGTGCCAAAAGAGTATCGAAACGCTAATGGATGATGGCGTACCACGTGGGCGCGCACTCAAAGCGTTGATCTTTATTCTTATGCGCCGAAATGATCCAAACTACACAATCGAACAAGCGGGCAAACTATCGCTAGCCGAAGCCGCCACGCTATTCGAAGGCGCGAATAACCCAAAAGGATAAGAGAGGAACAGGCTAACCGAATGGCGCAAATTTGCCTAGCGGCAAAAATGTCACCGAGTGAGTACAAGAATCTAACCTTGTACGAGTACCGGGCATTTATTCAAGCGCTAACCGGTAAGCCTTCAAGTGATCAATGGCTACTCTAAATTTTAAATTTGTTGCGAACGATGCCGGGCTTAAGTCTGGCGTCGCCGCTGCCAAAGGTCACTTAGACGATCTAGACGGTAAGACGACAAGCGTAGGCGCAAGCCTTGGTAAAGCCTTCGCGGCGATGGGTGCCGCTCTACTTGCTGCCGGACTTATCCGCGGGCTTAAAGATGCCGCCCTAGCCGCACAAGAAGACGAGATCGCGCAGCGCCTACTAGCCGAACAACTTCGGATTACAACCGGCGCAACCGATGAACAAGTGGCAGCAACGGAACAATACATTACAAAAATGTCTTTGTTGTCCGGACTTACCGACGACGTACTTCGCCCGGCACTTGCTAACGCCGTTCGTGGCACCGGATCACTTGCCGCAGGTCAAAAGTTGCTAGCGATCGCAATGGATGGCGCAGCCGCATCGGGTAAGCCACTAGACGCCGTTTTAACTACGTTGATTAAAGCCCACAACGGTAACGAAAAAGCCTTATACAAATTAGCGCCCGCCCTAGCAGCATCAAAGGGAGGAATCGACGATTACGCCGCATCGGTTAAGGGCATGGCAGAGATCTCGGCTAATCCCTTTGAAAAATTTAAGGTATCCGTAGGCGAAGCAAAAGAAGTGATCGGCGCGGCACTACTACCGTCGCTAAACATTCTTATCGACACACTTAGCCCGCTAGTTCAAACCCTAGCCCCGGCACTTGCCAAAGTTGTCAGCGCCCTAGCGCCAATCATCGCCGCACTAGCGCCGGTAATTGTCCGAGTAGTAACCGCCCTTTTGCCGTTGCTGCCGGTCTTGCTTCAACTAATCGAATCTTTGCTGCCAATCATTACCGAACTATTGCCCCCGCTTGTTGATCTATTCCTAGCGCTGATCCCGGTAATTATTCCAGTAATTAACATCCTTCTACAATTCCTAGTGCCGATCCTAAAGATCGTTATTGACACTTTAAAAAATGTCGTTAAATGGGTTGGCGACGTACTCGACGCATTCGCCCCGGTCGGTAAAGCGATCATGGCAGCATTCTCGGGGATCGGCGGATTCTTTAAGGGAATGATAAACGGATGGATCAATCTGTTCGAAGGCTTCATCAACGGCATTCTTGACGGCATCAATGGCATCATCGACGGCATTAATTTTATCGGCAAAAACAGCCCGATCAAGTTCAGCATTCCACGCGTCGGCAGGGTAAACATCCCGAACCTAGCAGAGGGTGGCATCATCCCGGCAACCCCGGGCGGGCGTCTAGTAAACGTAGCCGAAGCCGGTAAAGCCGAAGCGGTCATACCACTCGATCGACTTGGCAATCTTGGCGGCGGTCAGACCGTAAACGTCTACATTAATCAAGCCGTTACAGCGCAGACCATCATCGACACGTTGAACCGCTACGCGCGTTCTACCGGCACTTCGATAGCGTCGGTTCTCGCATGAGTGAGATCGCAAACTTCGACATAGCGCATAACGTGAAGGTAGAGATGTTTCTACCCGACCTAGTAAGTAACGTTTTTATCCTTGGCATCTCGATACTTGGCAGCGACGACGTACTGAGCGGAAATTGGTTTACCCTTGGCGAATCATTACTAGGCGGCACCGACGTACTCACCGACGGCAACCCGGCGTTAGCCTACACTTGGCAGCCACTCGAAGCGATCACTAGTTCCGTATCCACTTCAATCGGTGGAACGATTCAAGATAGCCTTTATTTTCAGCCACAAGCCGGCAGCGCTTCGATCGTAATGAAGTCATACGATTACGACCCTAGCGTTAATAAGTCGATCCGCCCGGGTACCCGCATCCGCGTACGCGCAACCGATGGCTTAGTAGATCAATACCTATTCAACGGTTACATTAAGTCCGTAGATGTCGCCTATGGCGTAGACGGCGATGGATGGAACAGCATTCGCATTAGCGCACTTGACGCGCATAGCCGCATCGTATCGACCCGCGTCGAATCGTACGATACTACCGGCTACCACGGTGGCAACCATGTCACGCCGTTAGAAGCGATCACTTTAGCCGTAACAGAAGCCGGTTACACCATGTCCGCATCTTCGGTGCCACTAAATCACAAAATGCCGACGGTAAACAAAACCGACGTGATCATTAACGAATTTATTAACGAAGCCCTTGTAACCGGTCTTGGCGTCATGTGGATCGACCCGGCGACCGAAGAAGTAATCGTAATCCCGCGACCGACCGTAACGTACACCGCGCCAGAAGGCACTTGGATCATCGGCAACAATCACGGAACGCCCAATCATCTTTGCTTCAACGACATAAACGTTAAAGCCGATGGCGATGTCGTTTTCAATTCCCTAAAAGTATCAAACAAAAACGACGCCGGGGAATACGTCGTCAAACAAGATCAAGACTCGATCGACCTATACGGCATCATCGCCAAAGACGTAGCGATCAACACAACCCCCGACGGACAACTAGTTAAATGGGCAGACGAAGTCTTCTCACAATCACCGACAAGACTCGTAAACCAAATTAAGTTACCGGCAATCAACGATCTAGGAACTCTAACGCAACCCGCATTCTTTACCCCCGGCGAACTAGTCGGCGTAAAGTACACCAAAACCCCGCTAGTAATAGATGAAAATTACACGATTACCCGGGTAAGTCATTCCATCGACGCCGTCGGATGGAACACTACAATCGATCTATGGAAGGAATTCTAAACTAATGGGATTTAAAGACTTTGCGAACGGCTACCCGCTAAACGCTACCGAGATAGATAACTACCTTATGCGCCAGACCGTTATGGTCTTCGCAGACTCGACCGCGCGCACCGCAGCGCTAACCGGTATCGAAACCGAAGGAATGTTTACGTACCTAACGGCAACAAACGCGACCCAGTATTACAACGGCACCGCATGGGTTGATCTAGTAAGCCTACCGAGTCCGGCACAGCCTATTAGTAACAAAACCGCCAATTATTCGATCATCGCCGGCGACGCTTATAGCCTTATTCGTTCCACAAACTCAGCCATTACAGTAACCATCAGCGACGTTCTAACAATCGGTCAGCGTATCGACTTCGCACAATTTGGAACCGGGCAAATCACTTTTGCGGCAGGTGCCGGCGTGACACTAAACAGCGCAGATTCAAAAGTAAAAACCGCTAAACAATACGCCGGCGCAACCGTCGAATGCGTTGCTAGTGGCGTTTATTGGCTTGTCGGCAACCTAGGGGTTTAATTATGTTACCTTTGGGCATTCTCGCTTCTGGATCAGGTAATCCTGTACAAGCAACCGGCGGCACCATAACGACAGACGGAAGTTTTTGGTACCACACTTTTAACGCTTCGGGTACTTTTGCGCCTATCGCATCCTTAACCGTAGATGTTCTAGTCGTTGCGGGTGGCGGTGGCGCGGGCGAATGGGCAGGTGGCGGCGGCGGCGGCGGTGCCGGTGGCGCAAAGGGTTGGAGCGCTCTGGGCGTTTCAGTTGGAAACATCCCGGTCGTAGTTGGCGCAGGTGGCGCAGGATCGGCAGATACACACGGCGCGCCGGGTAACGCTTCAAGTTTTAATACATCTTATTCAACAACTGGCGGCGGCTATGGTTCAGGCGTTTATTATGGTGCCGTTGGTAACGGTGGTTCCGGTGGTGGTGCCGTCGGTAGTATCGCCGGAGGTACCGGCATTTCAGGGCAAGGCTTTAACGGTGGATCCGGAACTAACTCTGGCTTCGGTGGTGGCGGTGGTGCCGGCGGTGCCGGTGGTAATGGCGTCGCTTCTACATCGTCAGGAAACGGCGGCGTAGGAACGTCAGCATTTTCAGCATGGGGTTTAGCGACATCTACCGGACATAACGTTTCGGGAACCGTTTACTACGCCGGCGGTGGCGGTGGTAGTTACGGAGCGCATACATCTAGCGGCGGTTTAGGCGGCGGCGGTAATGGCGTATCTGTTAACGCGAATGGTTTAAATAACGCTGCCGTAAATACTGGCGGCGGCGGCGGCTCTAACGGCTACGCAAATGGTCGATTTGGTGGTAATGGTGGCTCTGGAATAGTAATAGTTAGGTACGCGGCTTAATGGCAAACTGGGCAGAAATCGACGAAAACAACATCGTTATTCGCATAACAGTAGGCGATGATAACGATCCTAACGGCGACGACGGACTTAAATGGCTTATTGAAAACCTTGGCGGCAAATGGGTCAAAACAAGTTATACCGCTACTTTTGGAAAAAAATACGCGGCAATTGGCGACACTTACATACCACAAAGCGGCAATTTCAAACCGGCACAACCATTTCAGTCTTGGATCTGGAACGCTAACGCTTGGTCTTGGAAAGCGCCTAACCCTATGCCTATCGATGGGAATAGTTATTCATGGGATGAAGCCGGGCTAGCGTGGATCGAGGCAAGCAACTAATGGCAGAAACAACCGATCGCGAATTACTTATTACGATCATCAAGGATCTAGCGGAAGTTAAAACCGAGATGCGCGGCTATCGTCAATTAGAAAAAGACGTACGCGATCTTCAAAAGCGTATCTATCAGATGACAGGTATTAGCAGCGTACTAGGCGGCGTTATTGTCGCGGCGGCGCAACTAATTTTAGAAGGCAGATCATGACACTTTATAGCGAACCAATCAAAGGCGCGGGCGCTGAACGCCGCGACGAACTAGGTAACTTCAACAAGGCTTATCGCAAGCACCCGCACCGGGGAAGCGACTGGGGATTTACTACCGGATCAGCCGGTAAGCCAATCTACGCAATCACATCGGCAACCGTAACCAAAAACTATTTCGACGAAGCCCTAGGTTGGACAGTAATCACCAAAAACGGCGGCGACGACAACTTTATCGAATACAACCATCTACAAGCACAAAGCCCGCTTAAGCGTGGCACCCGCATTGTAGGCGGCGAAACAGTAATCGGTTTAATCGGTTGTACCGGATCAGCGCTATCAGCATCGGGCGCTAACCATCTACACGCATCATGCGCCCCGGCACCGGTGCCACACGCCGCGAGTTACGCGATCCTAAAGGATCTGTTCAAGTTGATCGGTGAAGCCCCTAAGCCCGCCCCTAAGCCCGCAGCAAAGAAGCCGGCGGTTAAAAAATGAAACTATGGCGACGCATTCCTAAACGCCTAAAGCGTGTAGCCGCCTTCATGATCGGCGCGGGTATCGCGTTTCTTGGTGCCGGTAACGTCTACGGTTATGGCGCACTTGAATCGGCACTATTCGGCGCAACCGGATCGATTCTAGGGCTAATCATGGCTCTAGCGTTCAACTACGCCGGTAAAGGTGAAGTACCAGATAAAGACTTCGACGCAGCGATCAGCGACGCCATCAACAGCGTGGCATCAAAAAACAAAAAGGATTAATGTCCGAAGCGTGTATTAGTCTTTTCGCATGACTAACCACGAAAACGACGAAATAGAATCATTAGGCTTCGCCCGGCTACTCGGCACGTTCGAGAACCAAAGCGAGGAATGGCATAACGCCCGGCGCGGCATCGGTGGCAGCGACATAGGGGTAATACTCGGTCGCAGCCCTTGGAAGTCGCCGTACACCCTTTGGGCAGAAAAGACCGGGCAGATCGACGACCGCATCGAAGCGACGATCCAGATGGAACTTGGCACCGTATTCGAAGCCCCGATCAGGGATCTATGGGCAAGACGTAACGCCGAATTCTTAACCGTATCTCAAACAGGTACATGGCAAGCGATCAATAACCCGACATGGAAAGCAAACCCCGACGGAATCATTCGTTACCGTAACGGCGATCTAGCGATCTTAGAGATCAAACACACAGCAAGTTATTGGGATGCGCTACCGGAACAATACGAATTACAGGTGCTTTGGTATCTTCACGTTCTCGGGCTACGCAGCGGGATAGTAGTAGCCGTATCAGGTGGCTATCTACGCGAGTTTAACGTCGAGTACGACCCGGAACGCATGGCGCACGTAGAAGACCGCGTACGCGCATTTCAGGGCTTGATCGCCGGCGGGGTAGCCCCGGACTATGACGGATCGAATAGCACATACGAAACAGTTCGCAAAATCAACCCCGCACTAATCGACGGTGAGATCGAACTAGGCGCAATCTACCCGGCTCTAATCGCGTCAAAGATCGAAGCCGAAGCCGCCGCCGAACGATTTCAAGCGAACAAAAGCATGGCACTCGCATACATGAACGGCGTACGAGTCGGAACATACGAAGGCACAAAGGTAGTCACCCTTCAAGCCCGAAACGATAAACCCTTCATCACATTCAACTAACAGAAAAGGAATCAAACTAATGGCATGGAATGAAAAAGACTACGAACCGGTCGCGGATCGAATTACACGCTTTTGGGATAAATACCCGAACGGTCGAATTCACACCGAGATCGTTTTGATCAACGAGATTCAGGTCGTCGTTAAAGCATCGATTTGGCGCGACATAACCGAACCAATGGCTTCAACCATCGACTTCGCACAAGAAACAATCGGATCAAGCCACATCAACAAGGGATCGTTTCTAGAGAATTGTGCCACGTCAGCGATCGGGCGCGCACTCGCAGATCTAGGCTTTAGCCCTAAAGGAAAGCGCCCTAGCATCGAGGAAATGATCAGCGCATGGATCGGACAAGCAAAGGCGGCACACGCAGCCGGAAACATCGACGTATTACGCAGCGTCTACGCCGAAGCCGACAAGGGCGGCGCACATGACGACACGCTAAAAGAAATTGCCAATTTGGCAGAATCACTAAAGACCCAATAAAGTGAAAGGGCTACCGGCACAGAAAACCGGTAGCCCGCCGGGAACGAGAACCCGGCACCCGCTCCACGAAAAGCGGGTCAGTACAAAAATACCACAGAAAGCCACTTTATGAGCATCGAAGCAATAGCCGCCGTACTCAAACATTCGAAAGCCAAAGGAACCGCAAAGGTTGTTCTATTGGGCATCGCATGGCATTACGGCGAGAACGCCGAACTAGGCGCTTATCCATCTCAAGCGACCTTAGCCGCTTACGCAAACACAACCGACAGACAAGTACGCCGGGCGCTACAAGATCTAATCGAATTAGACGAAGTCGAGTATCGCGCACATGACGGTCGCGGCTATCGTGCCGATCGTAGAACTGCCCGCTATTTCATCCTTTTGGACTGCCCCGTATCTTGTGATCGATCTTTGAACCATAACGAGATACCGGACATTTATGGTAAACCGACCGGACATTTAAGGTCAATCGACCGGACATTTAAGGTCGAACGACCGGACATAGATGTCCGCTTAAAAGTAATTAACAATTAATTAAAAGTAAATAAAACCCTAGTAGAGAGAAAAAGAACAAAAATGCCAGTAATTAAAGTAAACGGAACCGTTGCCGAAGTAACCGATGGTCAGTATCCACGGATCAAGTTTTGGGAAAAGTTCGACTTCAAAGGTCAGGAACGAAACCGCGCTTGGACAGCATGGACAGAAAACGCAAACATCTCGGACATTCGAGAAGGCGATTACATCGAGATCGAAGGATCGCTAGGCACGAAGGTTAGTTCGTATATGCCAAAGGATGCTACCGAGATGAAAAACGTTGTTGAACATTCTCTAAACGATGTAAGCATCACTCGCGTAGTTCCTAAGAATCCGACTAACAGCGCACCTATCGACGAATCAGTACCGTTCTAATGCTAGAGATCGCGGGCGGCATCGCCCTAGGGATGATCCTTGGAGTAATCGGGTTATTCGCATTCTTGTTTATTCTCGCGCGAATCTTGGATAACTAACTATGTTGATTTTCGTAGCCGGGGTGCCATCACCGCAGGGATCTAAAAACGCTTTTAGGCGTGGATCTAAAATCGTGTTGGTCGAATCTAGTAAAGGGCTACCAGAATGGCGCAGACGGCTTGTAGAAGCGTTTAAACCGTTCGAAGGTCTATCTACTAACCCCGGCTATGAAAACGGCGTTACGGTCAGCGTAGAGTTTTACCTGCCACGCCCTAAAAGTGTTACCCGCAACTTACCGACCACAAAACCCGATCTCGACAAGTTGATTCGATCGGTAGGCGATGCGCTAGAGATCGCCGGGGTAATCGATGGTGATTCAAAAATCGTTCAATGGTCGGCTAGTAAGTATTACGCCGACGTAATGGAACCCGGCGTAACTGTAGAAGTCAGATCGGCGTTATAGAACCGTTACT